GTACGTTACAACTTTGCGTAACGTGTCCCGAAATACTTCTGGGATGCCGCTGATGCTACCCCAGTTTACAGGATTAGATCTCAAATGGCGACAATTCGTCAACATCGGAGCTCTCTTCCTGAGTAAAATGGGATAACCCTTGTAAGAATCCTCTTACTTGGTATTGCTTTATTTTAACAAAGGAGTTCGACTATGTCGTTCTCACTTACTTCACCCATAACGGGTGGAGCTCAGACGGGATTTACCTCGCCAACCTACACGCATGTCGCCGATACGGCGCCAGACGTGAACGGAAGACAGGTTGCAGTCACCGCTCTGGGAGGTACTCAAGCTGGGGTCACAGTTCATTCTGTGGCATCACCTTTTAAGGTGACTATCGTCAGGCCTAAGACCTTCAAAAGTCTTAGTCCTGTCGTACCCGGTACTGGGCTTCTGCCTAGCGTTCCGAAGAACAGCTGGAAGATTATCGTCCGTAAGGGCGTTATTCCTCTGACTGGACAACCAGCAGCAGTCCTGCTCATCAAAGTTGAAATCGATGTGCCGGCTGGTGCTGACACTGCAGACGCTCCTAACATTCGTGCTGCTCTTTCAGCAGCCATTGGTGCACTTAACCAGCAATCTGCTGGTCTTGGTGATACCACGGTGTCAGGAGTCATGTAGGCGGGCTCTAGGCTTTAAAACCTTTAGCATACCTTCGGAGGAAACATGCGTGATTGCGCTGTCTTACGTAGGGCCCTGTCTTTCGATCTGAAAGTGCAAGAGCATATGCTTACTTCAGATATGACTCTAGCAGCCGCTAACGCTTTGTGGCTCCATAACTCATTTTGGAAGAAGTTCCAAGATGAAGAAGGGGAAATGGCTGACTCAAATTGCTTAAAACTCTTTAAAAAGAGCAATGAGCTTTGTGGGTCATACATTTTAAATCCTCAAAGTGTTCAAGACGAGATGCTTATCGGAGAAGTAAGATCACTCTGGTTTGATTTCGTTGGAAACGGTCCCGAATCTAACATCCCTCTATCGGTAATACTAGATAATTGGGGTGTTGGACCCGGCGCTAGTGTTGGTGCAAGATCGGATAACTTCTATACGAAGTTATTTGACTCGCCCCTTACTGGCACATCAGAACGGTTGTATCGGTATTACCGATACGCGATCTTAGATAATCCAACGCATTTTAGCGCCGAGGTAAAGCGCGACAAACGTTATGGATACAAGATCGTGCCAGGAAACCGTCTTTCTTATGTTCCGAAAACATCGGAAGTCTCGAGGAGTATCTGTACCGAACCTACTCTGAATATGCTTTTTCAGAAAGGAATCGGTTTCGCGC